CTACAAAGCAAGGTGAAAACCTAAACTTGAATGTTTGAAAATTAGATAGATTGGGCAATCAGCAGCCAAGCACCTTTAAACTGGTGAAGGTTCAACGACTAAACTTAAAAACAAAAATTTCCCAAGTGGATAATAACAAATTGTATGAAAACTAAATTAAATAAAGAATCAAGAAATCTCCTTATTGCACTTCTTTTGGGAGATGGTACTATAAGTAATAATTTTGTATTCAAAATTGCTCATGCAGAACAGCATAAAGAATATGTTAAATGGAAAATAAAGCAATTAAAGGATTCTGGAATAAGAAATAATGGTTTAAAATCCTACATAAAAACAAGAGGGTTTAATCCTGGTGTCCCAGTTTATTATACTCAATTGAATATAATTCCATTTATTAAAGTTCTTAGAAGGATATTTTACAAGAGTAAAAAGACTATCGGCAATCGAAAAATGCTAAATAGATTGGATGCAAGAGGTATTGCTATATGGTATATGGATGATGGACATATAAATATTAGGAAAAATAAGCAAGGTAAAATTCATGGTTTTTATATAAAGATTAGCACTTGCGAGCCTAAAGAGGAAGTCCAAAATATTATTGATTACTTTAAAGAAGTATGGGATGTGAATTTCTATATGTTTCATGAAGGCAAAAAAAAGGATAGTTATTCCCTTTGTTGCGGAACTAAAGAAGGATTGAAATTTATAGATATTATAAAACCATATGTACAACAGGTTGAATGTATGAAATACAAAATACAATTTGATTTAAGCCAGCGGGTAAGACCACTGGAGTACAATAGAAACATTGGAAATGCACAGCGCCCTAATGGGTGAAGATATAGTCTCATCTTTATGGAAACATAAAGCTAAGATAAATGGTTGATAAAGTATTCTTAATGATGCCTGAATTTAATGTTTTCACTCATAATAAGAGAAAAGCACTCAGGGATTATAAGAATCTATTTAAGGGAGATTTCTTTGCTGCAATTAAGGATAAAATTGAGATAGAGGATGATTCTTTGTTGAGTAAAGAACTTGACTCATTCTCTGAATTAATGGAGCTTTCTGACGAGGAAATTGAGGCCATCAATATTAAAGATAAGGAGTTTAATGAGTGGTTTGAGGAAAATAAGGATGCTTATGAGTATAAGGATAAGAATGGTGAAGCTGTTCCAAGGATAGAAAAAGTAAGATATAATACTACTGATGCTTCCAAGTTAAGCAGAAGAAAGAGGAATACTATGATTGTAGATATTTCAAGGTCTATCCTGCAAAATCCTGTAATTAGCGAGCATTTCAATTCTCCAGGTAACTTTAATACTATCAAGGTTAGAGCCAGGAAATCTGAGATTATGAGGGATTTTGATATGGCAAGTTATCTCTACACACAATCTGCTGAGGAAGGAATCCCAATGACTCAAATCCTTGATAATATGTCATTAAAGGAGCTTGATAAATTCATTAGTGAACATAAGAGAAAACGCAGCCTTGTATCTCCAGAGACCTTTGCTTATTTCCATGAGCAAAATATGGTTGGTAAAGCTCTTGTTGGTATGTATGCAAATAATACAACCATACAAGCTAAGATGCAGAATGTGAAGGGTTTACGTATTTCAGAAGCTGGAGAAGTAGTTATAAATGGTAGAGCTATAAATAGTCTTAATGATTCTGAAGTTGAGATTAACGGAAGGAAAATGAGGGTTTCCAAGAATTGTTCTGAGTTCTCTGCTGCTTCTGTGGATAATGCAAAAGACCCAGTTCTTGCTTCTTTAAGGCAAAGCGTTGAAACTGCATCAGAAACAAGTGCTATGCTCAGAATGGCTATGGAAATTGATGAAATTGGAGCAATGTTTACAAATCCAATAACAGAGTACTTCGATAATAATATATGGCTTACGGATGTAATAGCTCCATTCTTGTTAATAGTTGATGAAGTAGCTTTGGCTTTAGGTGAAGAATGGCAGAAAATTAGCAGTAATCACTCGACAAAATCAGTTGATGAAGCTACAATTGGATTTACCATGCTAACAGAGGGCAAGCATATTGAAATAGGAGTAAACTCCATTTTGAAAGAACTTGACAGGTATAATAGAGACAGGAGCCAAGCGGCAGATAGAGGTAGTGAGAATGTAGATATACGCAATTATCCAACTTTAATTATGGCAGCAGTTCTAACTAACGATGCAATGATTTATGACCATATAAAACATAATATCGCTAAACCACTAAAGGACGCAGTATCAGTTCAAAGAGCTGATTCCCCAAATGGTGCAATTCAAAATACTGTTGCAAAAGCTGTTATTCAGCAACAGAAAGTCAGAAGAATTGTATTACGTGAGAAAGTGCAAGAAAGAATACATGAAGAAAATGGCCATATGCCACCTATATTCCATCTCACTGAATCTATTCCACTGAATGATATTGTGAGAAGAAAATCAACAAGAGACCAAATGAGGGAGGCATTTATGAGCAGGGATATTCCAACACTACAGGCTTCTTATACTCTTGGTATTGATTTTGCTCTACAAAGTATAGCAGAATATTATACTCCATTATCTCCATCTGGACAGATTGCTATTGATAGAATGTTTATCAATGCAAGGGATATGAGAATTAAGGAAAAGACAGTTGAAAAATTCTTGTTTAATTTCTCTACCTTTATGCTTAGCAAAACAAAGATGTTCGGTAATGATGGTACTACTACATTCAAAGAAAAAAGAGATTACTACTTGAATGAATACCCTGCTAAATTCGAGGCTTTAAAGCTCGCTCATCCTGAACTAAATAGTCTTGGAGTAATCAAGGCTTTGTCAGTTAATAAGAATGGAGATATAGTGCTTAGGGGTTCATCGAGGAAATCAAAAACAGCAAGGCAGATGTTGATGGCTGATTTTGATATGCTACTTGAGAGTGAAAATCCTATTGCAATCCAATTGGCTACTGACCTGCTTGCTTATTCTTACTATAAGGATGGATTGTCATTTGGAGCTAACTCTTTTGGAACTCTGTTTAGCCCTGCATTCCTGAATAATTTCCCTGAAATTATGGAGGTTCTCAGATTGGGAGATAAGTATTTAGATACTGCTGGAGCATTTAACTATTATTATCAGTTTATGCTTCAAAACTACAAAGATATGCTTCCAAGAAAGGTAGTTAAAATCCCAGGAACTGACCAACTTGATTTTAGTGATGTTATAACACTGTCATATGGAGCATCAATAAATGACTTTGAGAATATGAAATATCCATTCTTGAATATAAATGGTATTCTATATAGACATAGGGATAATGTAATCCTACCAAAAGGAGCTGCTGAATATGAGAAAGTAGGAAAATTAGAGGCTCAGACGTTGGTTCTTGATGCAAATTCAAACTATGCTGGTATTCTTAATGATTATAAGCATGAGAAGCCAAAGAATGATGATAATGACCCATTCTCTGATTTTGGTGATGATTTTGCTGACTTTGATGGAGACAGAATTGATGATATGATTGCTCAAATGGAAGATGCTTTGGATGGAGCTGTTGACCAAACAATAACTGATGAGGAAGCTAAGAAGAAAGAGCAATCAAGAACTGGTACTCCCTCAGAGGTTGAAGTTAAGTATGATTCAAAAGAAGGTTTAAAGAAAGCGGGAGAAAATCCCTGTTAAATAAGATTATATGGCATCATGTACTTACGCCCCAAGTGTGGGCACAGATTTATTCTATGCCTTGAAAAAGGATTTAGGATATAAGAAAGCATGGGAAATTATTGGAATAATCAATAATCCCAAATTTATGAGTGATTTTGGCAATACCCTTACTTTAGATAGTGAGGGTATGCCTACCCTCTCATCCTTGATGGATAACAAGTATATTCAAGGAGTAATAGGAGTAGACAATACAGCTAAAGTAATCCAAAGGCAGTTTCCTGCTGTTGAGGATACCTTTGGCAATTATAAATCATTGCTAACTCAGGCAAAAGAGTTTAATCTTGGTTCAGAGCATAAAGGTAATTTTGTAGCAGTAGTTAAGGAAATTAATGGTAAACTACAAATAAGGATAGTACCTAAAACAGATAAATCGCTAAAGGAATTTCAAGACCAGTATGCTTCTACAATGCTAAATGAGTCTTTAGCCAGGGTTTTGGAACCAGTAGGTATTACTTATGGGATGCTTAATCAGGCTGAACAAAGTGCTGGTAGAGCTGGTGTAGTTGATTTCTCATTAGCCAAAAGGATGGCCTCTGACTCAATATCTATGATTAGGGTGGCTAATAACAGAGAGGGCTATAGTGCCCTCAGTGAAGAATATGCACACCTGATTGTAGCAGCCTTTAGAGATAGTCCTCTTATGCAAAGATTAATTGCAGCTCTTGCAAGAGATGAGCAAGCTATGAGGGAAATCCTTGGAGATGAATACATGGACACAGTGGATTTCCAGGATGGAAATATGGAGTTCATAGCTGAGGAAGCCGTAGGTCAGCTTCTAAAGGAGCATTTTAAACAGGAGATAGTTGGTGAATCCAGCCTGATTAAACGCTTTAGAGACCACGTGAGAGCCAAATATGCAGCAATGAGTGAAGATGTCATTGCTAAGGCTATGGTTGAAGCTGAGGGTGCTCTCAGTCAGATGGCTAAAGATATTATGTCTGGTAAAACAAAGGTAGATGTAGACGCTATTAAAGCAAGGGATTTACAGCTAAACTCTCTATCTGAGAGAATAGATAGAAATATGGAGATGCTCAAGCACATGAGGGACACTGAGATAAAAAGGGCGAAACTCAGGAAGTCTGATGATGTTACTGTTGAACTTGCTAAAATCAATGTAGCAATGGCAAGTGAAAGTATTGCTGACCAAGTACAAGGTATACTTGAATACTCAAAGGTTGCAATAGGTAGGTTAAAAAGCTGTCAGCATCTCTTAACTACAATCTATGATGCAGAAACAGAGCAGGATATTTTTGACACATTAAGATACATAAAGAGCACAATGGACTCATATGGAAAGCATATTTATAATCTTAATAATATGTCAAATGAGGAAAGCGTTTTAAATCAAGAGCAATGGGAGGTGGATGGCTTTGACCCTGATGGAAATCCAATTTATACTCCAGTAGACCCAGCAGAAGCATCTATGATTTCAGAGCCAATAGCAATAACCAACAAAGAGGGTTATGTTGAACTTCTTGAGTTTCAAGAAATTTTGTCAAGTCTTAATGACATAGTGAAAAAGCTTGAAACTGAATATGACAAAGTTGCAACTGAGGCTTTTGCTGGATTCTTGAAGCCTGTATTGGGAGAAGAAGTTGCATTTGAATTAGGCAAAAATGCCGGAAAATCAGTTAGAGTTACAGAGCTTCTGAAAAGAGCTACATCTGATATTTCATTTATGGATAGGTGGCTTGATTCTATGGCAAGGAGTAATGATGTATTATTACAGGCATTTGATGAGGTTGTAAAAAGAAGGAATGAAGCAGCCAAAGATTTAGCTATAAAAGATATAAAAAGTCTCCAAAGAATAATGCTTGATGCTAAAGCTCTGGGAATCAATGAGTTCAGTTGGGCTTATGAAAGATATAATGATGGTTCTATGACTGGCGACTACATTAGTTCGGTTAATAAGAATCAATATGAGCGAGATTTAAAGGAGTTTAATGAGTATCTTGATGCAAAATATGGTGTAAGGCCAACTGGAGAGGATAAAACAAAGAAAAAACAAGAAAAGGAAGAATGGCTAAAGTCTCATGCGGTTAAAGCCAGAAATAAGTGGTTTGCAAATCCTGATGTTTATGGCAATGAAGAATATAAGAAGCTATCTAAAGACCAAAAAGAAATCCTGAATAGAATACTTGAGATTAAGGATTCCTTGGATTTAATTTTGCCTGAAAATAAGGCTTACAAACTTAAAGCTGTACAAATGAGGAGGCATGGAAATATGAGATTATTAGACTCATTTGCTCACCCTACTCACATATGGACTAATATTAAGGATTCTTTTGCTGAGCAGCTTAAAGATAGAAAGGATGACAATCTTGAGTTTGGAGATGCTGGTACAAGGAACAGCTTAACTGATTTCTCTGGTAGGGAATTTATGACCTTACCAATATTATATACTAACAGGCTTGAGGATGCAAATGACCTATCAACAGACCTAATAGGCAGTATGATGGCATACGCAGCTATGGTGAGAAAATATGAGCAATTAGAGAGCGTTGTAGATGCTTTAGAGGTTGGCGCAGACCTTGTTAGAAGTAGAGATGTAGAAAAAACTGTTGGAGACTCTGCTGTTGTGGAAACAATAAAAGGAAAAGCAGGAAATGTACTTAACAAGGTGCTTGAAAATGAGGGTACTAATATGCAGAAGAAACTTGATGACTTTATGGCTTCACAGGTTTACAACAGGCATCTAAAAGATAGCGGTCATTTTAATGTGTTTGGTCAAAAGCTGAATAAAAATAAAATGACATCAGCCCTATTAAAGTATTCATCTATGGCTCAGCTTGGATTTAATGCTCTTGCAAATTTAGCCAATGTAACACAGGGTATAGCAATGCAGAATATTGAGGCAGCAGCAGGTGAATTTTTCAATGCTAAGGAACTTGCTATGGCTGATGCAGCTTATGCTTCTATGCTTATGGGTTACTTTATGGATATTGGTAGTAGGACTCCTACAAATAAGCTATACTTGTTTGATGAGGCTATTGATTTTAAGGGTGATTTCTTTAAGGATATGAAGCAAGCTGATATGCGTAGCCTTACAAGAAGAATCCTTGGAAAACATCTTGGTTTCATAGGTCAGGAAGCTGGAGACCACTGGTTATACAATAGGACAGCAATAGCTATGGCTATGAGGACTAAGGTAATTATACCTGAAAAAGGGGAAATGTCTCTGTGGGAAGCCTTTACAGTTGAAGATTTCGTAGAGGGAGACAGCCGAATTAAAGAGGGTAGAATACCTAAAGGAACGAGGTATGCCTCTAATAATGAGCTGGTCAATATGAAGACTTTCGGTAGAGAGGTTATGGAGGTCAATCAGGACTTGTTTGGTATTTATAATGAGGAGGATATGAATGCAGCCAACAGGGTTATTGGTGGCAGACTTATTATGCAATACCGTAAATTCATGAGGCCTCTATGGAATAAGAGATTTGGCTCTGCAAGAAAATCATTAATTACTGGTAGGGAATATGAGGGATTCTATGTGACCTCAGGAAGGATAGTCAAAGAGATGATTGCAGGCGAAAGAGCCTTTATGGATTTAAAGAGTGGTCTTACTGAGCATCAACAGAAAAACATAAAGAGGACAATATTTGACCTATTGCAATTCCTTGCTATTGCTGGATTAGCTAACTTTATAGACCTTGGAGATGATGATGAAGCAGGGTATGCAGCTAAGCTGGCTAATTACACCTGCAAGAGATTAAAGAGAGAATTAGGTATGTTTGTACCATCTACTACAATGCCAGGAGAGTGGATTGCTACACTGTCTTCTCCAATGGCATCTTTATCTATGCTTAAAGACATAAGTCAATTAGGAGGTTCACTTCTGTGGCCAGGAGACTGGGTTGATGAAATTCAAAGTGGCAGATACAAAGGTATGAGTACGCTTGAGAAGAACTTATATAAAGCTCCACTTCCATATCTATCTTATTACAGACAATGGGATAAAGTCTACAATAGATTGGATGAAATGGCAGATTACTACACAAGGAGTAGGTAAAAAGAAAGGGGAACAGTTTTCTGCTCCCCTTTTTCTTTATCTACACTTCAAGAAGGTCTCCTGTTCTAAGGTAGTCCAACTCTTGAACTCCTCAACAGAAACACCTCTTTCATTCAAATAAGCCAAATCTTCACTTGATAGATTTTCAAGTTTAGCTCGCTTATAAGACTCAAGTTTTTCAGCAAAGAAATTTCTATTCTCTATGCTGTATTTTAGCTTGGCAATAGCTTTCTGGAGTTGTTTCTTCTCCTGAGCTACAGAATCCTCAGCATACTTCTTTGCTTTAGCAACTGTTTGTAGGCTGCTCATAAGATAGTATCTTCCTCTGTTTTCAGCTACTTTCATAATCCTATTAAGCTCAACTGGAATTGCAGCTCTGGCTTCACCTTCTGTCAAATATTGAGTAGAACCATACATAACTATGGATTCACCTCTATTATTAATAATCCTTGATTTAGGACTATTCAATAGGGCTTTATACTGAGCATCAATAGTATCCAATTCAGCTTTTATGCTCTTATCCGTACTTCTTAATTCATACTCTAAATCCTCGATTTCAGACTGTAGGATTTCCTCGGAGGTCATATTTCTATTCAATGATGAATTTGACTCATGAGCTTGCCTGTTAGCCCATCTGCCTTTCCTGATATCTCTATACATCTTATTCAATTGAGCTTCTTTACCTACAAGGGTTTTAACATAATGCTTTAATCTACCCCAATATTTGGCAAATCCACGCTTATTTTCGACTTCCTCATAGCCTTGCATATATTTTCTAAATCCCTCTGCTAAATCTTCTTCAAGGGCTATTGTAGCCTTTTCTCCGAAAACCTTAGCAGCCTGAGAATAAAGCCTGTCAAGCTCCTTTTCAGTCATTAGAGTTTGAGAAACATAATGGAAAGCCTCATGATAAGCAGTACCTCTACTTGAATTATTAGCAAGGTAAATTATACCATCCTGGAATAGGCCCCATACTTTATCTCCACCAGCCATCTCTGAGAGCTTTTGTAGACTCTCAACTATCCTAATAGCATCTTCATGAGACAATTGAGGTAGCATCTTTTTAACCCTCTCTACTTCCTTGTTAATATTAGTAGCAGTATATCCTGCTGTTTCTTCTCTTTTAAAGAAATTCTCAAAAAGCAAATCAATAGCAATACCTGCTTCTACTGAATTCATAGCAAGTTTAACCTTAGTATCAAAACGCTCAAAGAATTGTCTCATTTTCATTTTAGGCATATTTGCTACTCTCGCAAGTTGCTCATCAGTCATATATTCAACTGTAACAGACCTTGTGTTAGTAAGCATACCAGCATCCTTAATCTTCTTAATAGAATCCTTTCTATTGGCAACTGGAGTCGTATTTCCTGCTTCCTCAAGGGCTTTCTTCTCATTATATTTCTGACTGCTATTTTCGGCCATAGCTACAAACCACTCTTTAAATTGGTTATATGACTTTTCATCAATAGCTTTAACTTCTTCAATCATTCTAAGGATTTCATCATAACGAGACTTCAAAGATTCACTACCAGAGTTAAGGACATCAAAGATATAATCTCTTGCTAAAGGTCTGATTTTATCAAGTGCTTCGCTTGCTTTAGCCTCTCTTTCTTCTTGGGCTTTTTCAGCGGCTTCCTCTGCTGCCTTTTTTGCAGCTTCTTCTGATTTTTTGGCAGCTTCATTCGTTTGCCTTGTTATTTCGGCTTTTTCTACATCAACAAAAGAAGCAGGGTCATTAGGGTCAAATTCACCAAACCCCTCTAATTCATCATCAACAATTTCAACTTCTTCAGTTGGGTTTTTAGATGTAGTCACTGGTTCTTCTACAAATTCATTAGTATTTGCATTATACCAGTTTTTAGGAGCATTGAATGGAGTAGCATAAGGCTTACTCATATCAGCCTTAGTTGCTATACCATATACATAAGCCCTCATAGGAAGATATGCAGGGTTATCTGTGATATCAATTTCCTCGGATGAGTTCTCCTTTATAGCATAGAATTTTAAATCCTTGGTCATTCTGACAGTACCTCTGCCTGGAATTTTCACGTAAGTAGAATTTGAATCCCTTTGATTGGTATTCACACCAGTAGACTTAGGAGCTTTACCTTTAACCTCTCTGCCATTCACAATAGGATTAATAACAAACCAGTCATTGACAGTATGATTTCCACCCTCAGGAAGATTGGTTGTAGCAATTTCTCCAATCATATGATTATAGTCAACTTCTTCATCCTTAGAAATCCTCATTTTACTATTGATATACTTCTTATTGATATTAATAGGTAAATCAAGGATTGTAGAAGTCCCCCATAATAATGTATCAACATTCTCCTCTGTTGACTTGGATTTTTCAAGAAGTACACTTTTGCCGTTTATCTTTACAACGATATCTCCATTTCTATTGAAAGAGATTATTGGAGTATTGCTTTCTTCTATAACAAAGAAATCTTTTAGTCTATCCATTGCCATCTTGATTTTGTCAAAATCATTAGGCAGTGTAGCAATCTCCTCAGCCAGCATTGTTACAGCCCTATAAAATGTTGAGGTTGCAGGTACATTCTTGAATGTAGGAGTAATAAAAGGTACTGGCATTAAGGCTCTCTCCTTGCTTGAAGTGGGCATCAGTAAGAATGGCTGTCCTTTTTTAGTTTTCTCAGATGCAGTCCTCATTGTTCTCCTCTGTTGTTCAGGGTCTCTTGATGCCTTAGAATTAGAAGTGACTACTTCTGAACGGCCATTAGAAGTAGCAAATCCAATAGTAAAGCTCTCGCTAATAAGTGCTCCATCACTGTCAGTTCTACGAGCAATATCGTTCAAAGAGCGCCTTTCACTTGTTGCAGTATACTGAGGCTTGCCTACCATAACTCTTGTGATAGACGAGGTATAGCCACCTATCTGAACTAAGTCTCTGTCATTTTTATCCTTGTTTTCATTGAAGAATTTTACAGCCTCCTCTTGGAACTCCTTTAGCCCGGGATAAGCATCAGTTTGTAGTGGCAAATCTCCAATAACCTTACCATTACTATTAAGAATTAGAATTACAGGAACTCCAGCTTCTTTGGTTAGTTCCTTACTAATTGCAAAGGTAACGTATTTTCCATTATTCCCATAAAAGCCAGTTCTTGCCATATCAAATGCCCCAACTTTATTCAGGAACTCCCATGTAGCTTTGTATGCTTTTTTCATAGGATGACTATCAGGAAGTGTTGCCCAATAAGGAGTATTATCACCAAGCTCTCTATGAATCTGAAATTCCGTTGTAGCAGTTCTCCAGAAAGTGTATTGACCATCAACCTTGTTAGGGTTAAAGCCAGTTCGAGCATCAGCTTCCGCTTGTGCTGGAGTGCCAGGTTCTCCTTTTAACTTATTTGCTTCATCAATCTGTTCTGCTACCTCAACTTCTGTTGTAGGAGTAAATGTTATACCTTCTTCTTGTGTAATAGTTTCTCCACCAGTAACTCCCTCTGGAGTTTGAGTAACAGCATTCACTGGTTGAGGCTGAGTTTGTGGGTCTGCACCAGGAGTTTGTAGAGCTTCTTCAACTGTAAAAGTTCTTGTTACAGTACCATTAGTATCAATCTCTCCATCAGGAATATCCTCAAGAGCTTCAGCTATATCAGCAAGTTCCTGATTAAGGTCATTGAGTACAGCTAAAGCTTCATCAACTCTCCTATCATTAAACTCAGCTAATTCATCATCAGTCATGGTTTCAGCTCCATCAAAATCATCAAGAGTATCTTCCTCGACATCCTCTTTGGTCATATTAAGTAGCTGTTCTGCTCCCTCTACTCCATCAAGATTCTTTTTAATTAGGGCCAGTGCATCATTATATTGACGCTGACTAATTTCTCCTCTACTAAGTTTTTCATCGAGCTTCCTTTTTGTCTGATTATACTTGTCTACAATCTCTTGTGCTTTCCTTGTTTTCTCAGCAGCTATTTCAGCAGCAGATGGGCCAGCAGGAGCAACAGGTGCAGCAGGAGCTACTGGAGCAGGAGCAGGGCCAGGAGGAGTTGGCTGTGGTTGAGGTTTACTTGGGTCTACATACGAATTTTCATCATTTGGGTCAAATTCATCAAACCCCTCAAATTCTCCCTCCGCAATCTCAATTTCTTCATCTTCCTGTTCAGCTTGCTCTACATTAGTCTCATTTTCAATAGCTTCTCTTGCTATTTCAGATACAGACCTATTAGCAGTCTCTTGATTCTTTCTTCTTATCTCATTATTCTTTCCTTTCTTTCGAGCAGCTTCATTAGCCTCTTTAATCATCTGACCGAGCTTAGTATGGTCTTTAAGGAAAGAATCAAATGTCTTAGTGAAATTATCAATAGCCTTACCTATTGACCCAAGGTCTTGCATCATCTTTATAGCATCACCAACAGTAATGGATTTTCCTTTGAGGTTGTAATCCTTACGTCTAAACGCCATAACCTCCATAAGAGATTCTCTAAAAGAAGCATTAGCTGGGTCAGCAATCATAGAAGCAACAACATCAGGCTTTTCAGTAAGGAGTTTCTTCATATTATCATATGCTTTCTTCTTCTCCTTGTAATCCTTTTTAGCTGATTCACCAAGATTAGCTATTTCTTCCTCTGTGAGCTTACCATAAGATTCCTCAAACTCCTTAATGATATATTCTTGAGCATATTCAGTTACAAACTCTTTAATAGCTCCACCCATAGAAGTCATTCTTTCTTCCCAGTTGAGAGCTTGCGCTCTTAGGAAAGCAAGATAATTAGCTTTTTCACTCGGCAATGCTTCACCAGTGTCTTTCTTAGCCCATTGGAAGTTATCCTCAACCCATTTCTTTGACTCAAGATATTGAGAAATAACCTTACGCATTTCATTAGCGGACTCCTTTAGTCCCTTCCTGACCTCATTTTGGCCTTCCTCTGTATTTAGGTCTACATCTGCCCATCTACCAGCCCTAATAGGCTCTAATCTTCCAGGAGTATCTTTCTTTTCTTGAAGTTCTTGTATTCTTGCTATAATTTCAGCGCCTTCCTCAGCAGACATTTTAGCCTGATTTTTCTGATAGAATTGTGTAAGAACATCAATCTGTTCTTGTAAATCCGCTCTTTGTTGCTCTACAGTTATAGTTGTAGTAGTATTCTCAACCATAGCCTGTAAATCTTCAGCAGTAACATCAGAAGCACCATCAATTACTTCAATAATATCCAAAAGGTCTTGCAGTCTACCTGCTTCATCAAAAGCTGTTATATCAGAGAAGAATTGGGCAAATTCAGCATCCTTAAAGCCTTTATTGTCGTCTTCCTCAACAGCCTTATCCATAACTTTCTGAAAGAAGTTGTGTCTGTTCATACCTCTGAACATAGCTATACTTTCAGGCCTTGCAAGATACTCATTCATCCTGTCAACAAGGTATTGTTCTCTTTGCTCTTTTTCCTTGTGTTCTTTGATGTTATCCTTGATACCTCCCTCCATCTTGAATTTCCATTTACCATTCACCTTATCAAGCACAGGAATACCTATAGCTCCAGTGAAAGCACCTATGGTAAATTCAAGCCAAGCATTAGGGTCAGCTACAGTTTTAGCTACACCATTGTATATAGAATTGAGGTAATCAAGAGTTTCCTGCTGAGCATTAGGGTCTACAAGGCCCTTATAATAATTTGATACATCAGTGCCATAATAATCTTTATTTACATTTACAGCAAGGCCTTGAGACCACTCCTCAGTACCTTCTGCTAATGGATTCTTGAGGTATCTCTTGAAAGTCTTTGATACAACTCCATCTTTTATAGCCTCATAACTTCCCCTGCGAATACCTTCTTCAAGTTCTTTTGCTGTAAATTCCTTAGTTCCGTCTCTAAAGCCTCTCCCAATGAACGAGGTAGGATTTCCATCTGCACCTACATATAGGATATCAGAAGCCTTTTTCTGTGGCTTAAATCCTCCAGCAAAAGCCTTACCAAACTGAACGTAATTAGAACCAGTAAGGATAGCTAAGTTCCATAAGAGTACAGAATTGCCTAAAGAAGTAGCATCCTCTCTGATTTTCTTTTTAGTTAGGTCTATGTTTTTATAAACCTCATCTTTTGCTTTCTCTCTGGCATTAGCAAATTCAGTTCCATATTTCTGATTAAGGGCTTGGACTTTCTGCTGTCTAATTAATTCTGCTTTATTTATGTATCTACCATCATTTGTTTTGGTAAACTCCTTAGGAGATGACTCATATTCCTTGTTAATAAGTTTTAATTCTTCAGCATAATCAGCATTAAGTGAGGCAAATTTATCCTGTAAGAAATCATCAGAATCAATATAAGCAAGCTCTCTTTGAGCTGACTCATCAGCCACCCTATCATTTTGGTATATAAATTCCTTTGCTCCATGCTTAGCCTCAATAGAACCCTCTCCAAAAGCTGACAGCATAGAGCCTCCTAATGCTTGAACCCAGTATGATTTCTGCTCTGCCACTTGTGCGGCTTTTGTTCCAGCCTTAACTCCTTTGCCAAGAGCTTTAGTCATTTTGCCCAACATGGGAGAAAAGACTTTTCCACCGCTGTAAAATGCACCAATAGAAAAACCGAAATTCTTAATTACTGAATCTCCAAGGAAATTACCAAAGTTACTTGTGAATACATTTTCATACCAAGGGCCAGTTTGAGCTTTAACAGATTGATAGTTAGGCATAGCTTTTTCAGACCATTCTTCAACAATAGTTAGGGCATTCTGAACACAGTTGTTCCAAAAGTTAGAACCATCAAACCCTGAACCATTGCCATTTTGAATTAGTCCTCCAATACCGTTTGCTGCAAACTGAATAATACCAGCAGCTAAACCAACGGTACCACCTATAAATGTAGTTCCTGCAAGAATCAAACCTTTACCAACTCCATTTGCAACCTGTAAAAATCCGTTCTGAGATTCAGTTCTAAGATTGGTTATATCTTCTTGGTCGGAATTAAAGGCTTGTCCCTTGTCATAAGATGATTTGCCAAAATCTATTCTTGCTTTTTCTGGAGTAGTTGGGTCATTACCTATTTGAGTAAGAGTAGCTGAACCAAGCTTCTTACCCTGCATAGCCTTAGTAGTTTGGTACAGGTTGTATGCTTCTACCTCATCTTCTGTTTTAGGGGCATATGTATTACCTCCATATACTGCATTATATAAATCAGCACCCCTAACCCCTTTAAGGGGCTGGGTGCCGTTTTGCGTAGGATTTATAGCCATAAATTATTTTTTCTTACTTGTTTCTTTTTTATGAGTCTCAATAGAGTAGGGCGAAATTTCAGTTTTAGGCGGATGAATACCTGTAGCAATAGCGTCATACAAGTTGCTATTAGCTTGGTCTATTGCATTAGCAAAAGTTATACCCTCATTAGTATTGCTGAAATCAGTCTCATTCATCTTACTCTTTGCAAAAGAGCCATTCCTTGCAGATATAGCTTGATGCAGAGTAGACCTCAGTATTGGAATCTCATTTTGAGCGGCAGCTCCAAGTTTTGAATATGGAACTACAAGCCTATCTTTACCTAACTGAATAATGACAACATCGTCAGTGTATGAATAATAGAATGTTGGAGTATACTTGAAATTGCCATTTTCATCATAGTAATCATCCAATTTTATATTCTTCGGGTCTACAACCAGCTTGCCATCCTTATCTACCCTCTTTAACTTATGCAGCGTAAGAGTACCACTACCATCAGAATTTGTATTTAAAATTCTATTTGCGGCGTTCTTGTCCTCAGTTTCTCCAAATGATATAGCTTGAACTTGAATCTTATTTGCAGGAGCATCAGTTTTGTCAATAGCCAACTGCCCAATCTGAGTAGATAATGCATTCACGTTATATTTACCATAGTATGTTGGGTCATTATATAATGCCCTTGCAGCAGTTTCCAATGATACATTACTCTCAGATGCAAACTGTTTCAACTTTTCTCCTTCAGGGGTTTTCATTATATGATTAAACCAAGTCTTGTATTCTGCTGGCTTCCATGCAGCAGTATCAATATAACCAGTAATTCTATCGTAATTCTCTTTAGCAACAATATTCCATCTCTTACCCTGGTGGTTGTAACCTCCTGCATACGCTTTTTTGACTGCATCAGAGTAGACTTCAGGAGATTTAAACCACCCATTCTCATCGAAGAAAGCATGATTATTATCCCTTCTTAATATTGGGTCTGCTCTATCTAATAGGTATTTATACCCACTGGTTTGACCTCTTGCAACTTTAGCTTTAAGGTCTTCAATAGGCTCAAATCCCATTTCAAGAGCAACTCTCCGAAGGTCTAAATCAACTAATCCTGGGCCATCAGCAAGTAGTATTTGAGGGTTAAAAGGTGTTTTAGTTTCAATCCTCTCAACCTTAGCAGTACCATTAGCATTAGTTACTGGAATAATATTGCCATTCTTATCCATGGTCAGAGTTCCATTCTCAATTCCCTTTTCAACCATATCATTATACCTCTTGAGGTCATATTCAGCTTGTTTAGCAGCAAGGCTGTACTCATGACTAAGAGCCATTTCTTCTTGCTTGTATTGCCAAGTAAGAGCAGCTTTAGCTCGTTCATTTGCAATTGTGTTGTACTTAGTGTCGCCAACACCATAATACAATCCCTCAGCGGCTTTAGCTCTGGCTCTATCTTTAATATCATCATAATTTGACCACCCGGTCATACCAGAAGCTTCAATTGTGGAATCAATAATTGAGTTCATTATCCTTGTTGAATCAACAGAGGTATCTCCATTCATAGCTGCAAGAACTTCTTCCGGGGTATATCCAGACCTTGAAACAACAAGCTTATTAAACTCATCCAGATTCCCATCAACAGACATAGATTCAAGTCCCTTTTTAAGATTTGTCATAGCCTCAGCAACAGTTGCTTTGAGCGCATTGCCTGAATAATTATTCTTTAATGCGTCAAAATTACCAGTCATATAATTCTTTAGAGCTGTGCTACCTGCGTCATTCTCAAAGAATAATGTTGGGTCTTTAAGCCTTAATTCTTGCTGTAATTTAGCCTGTCTTTCTCTTTCTGCGAAAGCCTGTTCCATTGGAGCTATTTCAGTTGCATAAGACCTTTTTGCATTCATTAACCCATTGATTATATTTGGGCTTAATCCATTTTTATTTAATAAGTCTATACTATTTTTCATTCCATCAATATAACCCTGATACACAGCAGCATACTCTGCATCCTCAGGATTATAGCCAAGTTTGGCAAGCTGGATTCCTTTCTCCATCTGAGCTGCATACTTATCAAGCATATCATAATGAGCTTGAGTCTGCATCATCAGCGGCTGATTAACTTCCTCAAAGGATAGAGGATTATATACTACACTTAGCGTTCTTGCCATAGTTATCCATTTATTTCGTCTTTACCATTGAAACCTTTATAACCATTAGAGCCATACAGTAAGGCCTGATTAGAGTCAGCTTTGTCAATCCTATATTTGGATAAACCTAAATTCTGTAGATTATTCAAGAAGCCTGAGAGGTTGGCTGATTTAGCTGTGTCTATTGCATTTCTTTCTGCTGTCCTCATTCCTAATGCTGAAGATAAACCACTCATATATTGTCCAAATGCTGCCTGTCTTGCGGCTGCATTAGCTGCATTAGCCCTATAAGCGCCTTCACTATTAAACTTATCAGTTTCCCTATTAAAATTCAAAATAGTACCATCTAAAGCCCTTTGTTGCTGCATACCATCCATATACGCTTTACCAAGAGAATTAGTCAGATTGAAATTGCTTGACAATAATGAACCTGCTAATTGACCTCTACTTAATCCTGAGTTCCTCAAGGCCCTTACTCCTGCATTACCAGTATTGATAAGTGAGTTAGCAATACCTCTTGTATCTACAAAACTCGGATTCATTCTTTGAGTTATAGGCGTGAAACTAACCTGAGATGGAGTATAACCCCTTGCAGCATTAATAAGCCTGTCAGCATCACTATAATCAGCTTTATTGGTTAATCCAAGTGTATCAGTTAAAGCCTGTAATCCAGAACCAACTACACCCATATTCATAAGGTTGTCTGCACTGAACCAGCTATTATCTTCTTTAGTTCCCTCTCCTGATGTTATAGACTCAGTTGTAGGGACAGAAACAATAGGAGTTTGTGTTGCTACAGCTTTCTGAACTTCAGCTTCATCAGGCTCTGAAATAACAGTTCTATTAGTTGTTGCAGTATTGCCAGCTTTAGCTTGTGCTCTTGAGGCATTGTTTCTCGCTGCTTTCTTCTCTGCATTCTCCTTGTTCCACTCTGCAATATTAGCTGCTGCCTGAGCATCAGTGTCGCCTGGCTGACCAATATTGCTTGTGCTTGTTGAAGTAGCCTTATTAGTTCTCGATGTAGTAGATGTTGAATTACTTGTTGTACCAGTAGTTCCAGTTGTAGTAGCCGAGGCTGTGTTATTAGTTCTTGTTTGAACATTAGGCTGAGAAACAGTTGTTGTGGAATCAGCACCAGTAGATGTTTGAACTTTTGGCCTACCTGTAGTAGTTGTAGTATCAGCTACATTCTGAGTTGAAACTGTTGGATTGCTTTGCCTCCTAACTGTGTCAGTTGAAACTGTTTGACCTCTTTGCCTTGTAGCACTATCTGTTGTTGCAGTTGGCGTATTTGTAGTCCTGACACTATCAGTTGTTACAGCTGGTTTATTTTGCCTTCTAGCTGTATCTGTTACTACAGCTGGCTGTGTAGAGGTTCTAACGGTATCTCGAATAACTGTATTTGACTGTGTAGAGGTTGTGTCTCTTGAATCATGCTCCCTAATGCGTTGGTCAGCTCTCGCTATAGCCTCATAGTACTGACGATTTACATGATTAGTCAATGAGTCAAGTTGTTCCTTTGTTAATAGTGGGTTGGCTGCCCTTATTGAGTCAGCTTTTGCTGAGTCAGTTGCCTCTTTGTATAATGACATCATATAATTATGGAAATACCTTCCGCCTTGCACTTCCCCAAATTCTGCAACAAGTTTGTCGTACACGTCTTTTTGGTCAAACCATTCATTATCTTTTTTAGATTTCTCTTCAGGAGCCTCAATAGGTTGTAATAATGATGGAATTTTATAATCATCAAAATCTGCTCCAGTTTTAAACATTGGCATACCATTCACCATTTTAAACATTGGACTCTTAGGAACAAAAGTTCCACCACCTCTTACTGGAGTAGTCCACTCTGGGTATGCTTCACTTGCTGTACTTGGAATTTCAGATAGATAATCAATAAGGCCATTGATAGGTAAATCCTCATATTGTGGCTGCTCAAATCCAGGTATAGGCTTACCCATAGCTATTGACTGCATCCTTGAATTAAGATAATCTGTATATCCAAGTGGTGTTGTTACATTTTTGAGGCCACCTACAACACCTGCATCGTCAAACATATTAGCATCTTGAACTTGCCTACCTTGCTTTGCTTCTTTCTTAGCTCTTTCTTGCTCTTGAAAACCAGCAAGTTTACCAAGTGCATCTCTGAATGACTCCATTGATATAGGGTCATTAGGTCTTTCCTCTGATTCTTTGCCGAGCTTCTTAGCTGCATCAGCAAAAGACATTCTACCGCTAAGACCTAAAGTTTTAGCATCCTTAGGATTCAGGAATAAACCTGTCTTACTGAATGAATATTGACCATCGAGAATAGCTTCACCCTCCTCAAATAGATTAGGTTTACCATTAGCACCCATTCCAACAGGAACACCACCAAGAGGGTTTTCAGCGTGAGTACCACCTTCATCTATGAATATAAGCCCATTGCTGAATAGGCCACCATTAGTACCTACAATACCGCCATATTCATAGGAGTTTTGTCTTAATCCTGACATATAGGAATCTTTAATATTTCCAAGGTTATTAAATAAAGAATTGTTCACCCATGCAACACCTTTAGCTTGTTGGTCTGAGAGTGAATTAAACTTCTTCTTAACTCCATTAGCAAGCCAACCATCAGAACCTACATCACTCTTAGTGAATCCCATTCCTTGTGTTGCATTAAGCCAATTAGAAGTCATTTCATCAAAGCTGCTTGCATTTGACTGAAAGTTATTTAGAGCTGCGATATTATCCTCTATCTCAGCTATTTTAGCATCATTGTACTTAGAACCAAAAGCAGCATTGGCTACTCCACCAAGAATCTTAGCTCCTGCTCCAACTGCCATCCCCATAGGGCCAGGAAGCATAGAACCTATTTGAGATACAGCATCAAATACACCGCTTCCAGCAAAAGTTTTGCCTCCACTTATTGCACTACCTGCTATATTCCCTACGGCAGAACCTAAGCCACTGAATACAGGAGAAGATTTTCCTTGCTTGAAATCTCCCCATCCAGTCTTTAAATTATTTTTTAGGTCATTAAAACCAGTTTGAAATATATTCATAATAATATTATTTTGATACAAAATTAAATATTTTATTTCACCTGAACAAACCACTAACTACGAAAATAACAAAGGCATAAGGAAACCCCTATGCCTTTATCTTAGTATGTGTATTTCACACTTAAATCATGTAGAACAAGCCTACCTTCATCTTTCCTGTTAAGAGTTATGAAAGTCCAGGGATTTCTTATCCTCTGCATCTTAGGAGCACGTGGTATTAATCCTCTCCAAATCCTGAATTTATACTTGAAATCTGAACCAATAGCACTTTCTTGATACTCATTCTTGGCCCAAATCTCAGAGAATGGCTTAGCATGAGTTACTCCTGATTCTCCAAAGATATCTGTTTTAAGTTCGATAGTATCAAAAATCTTAGTATAAAGCGGATTCTCATTAGCCACAAAAGTCAACTTATTATTCCTGAGTTCACCAAATATATTAGTATCATTCTTAGTGAACATCTCCCAAATGTTACCCTTATAATAACTGTAGAATTTATCATTGAAATTAAACATTGCATCTACTCCATCATAAGAATACTTAGATACAAATGTACCAGTAAGCTCAGAATATCCTAATGTCTGACAGGTGTCATAAGAATCAACTGTAAAGTATATATCCTTATAAATGCTATCATAGTACGTTTTAACAGCCTCATTTTCTCTAACCCAGAAGTTCACCCCAGAAGTAGTAGAAAGCTCTGAGAGGCCCTCAGAATTGAATCTATAAATACCCTTGTTGATATTATCAATAAAGTAAATACCCATAGGAGTTTTGCATACTGACAATTTATTCTGACATCCTACTTGGTCACTAATGAATCTATAACCATCAACCTTGTAGTTGTTGGAAATCTCAATAGGCACATTATCTGCTGTTGGAATCTGAACCCTTGAGTTAAAGTTAATAAGGCTCACAGCTTTCTCCTGTAAGGCTATTAGAGAGTCTACACAGGTATTTAATGATGTAAGGGTACCTTTACTACCATCAAGGTCTAAAGAGCTTGTGAGGGTCAAATTTGTCCATGTATCAACCTCTGAGGCATTAGCTTTTTCCTTAGTAAATACAACCTGATTAGGATATTTAACCTGCTTATAATAGTCAGAATCCATCATCCTGTAAGTGAAGAAATTATCCTGCTGAGAATAAACATCATTCATTATATTGAAGTTGGTAGGTGACATGTCAATATTTGAATTAGCTCCTCTATTAATATCACACCTACCATCAAGATTGATTCTGGTTTCACACATGAAGCTACCTATCTCAACTAATGAATTAGTATCCTCGGAAGATGATGGGTAAGTTTTCATACAGTCATATCTCTGGTAGTAAGTATCTCCATACTCAAAAGGAACTGTGAATCCATATGTACCAATTATAGTTGAGTCTGATGCTGGAATCCAGATGTTATTATAAATCATTGCTGACTCTGAATCTCCACCAAAACTTGTGTTTACATCATCTCTGTAAAGTTCGCCTATCCATAAGTATGGGTATTGCATTGCATCACGAAGACTATCTTGGAAAAATGTTTTAGCTATTCCACTTGCACTGGTATACTCATTAGTAACTACATCATAGGTAAACCCATCATTATTAGGCCCTTTACCAGTTAGTCTTATGTAAGCTATGCCGCCACCATCAGTAAGCAGCTTATTGTATTTTATAGTAGTACCTATTAAACTGCTGCCATAATATCCATTCTGTTCGCTTTTCTTAGCAATAACTCCTTCATCTCCTGCTGTTGTTCGGTCTGAGGAATAAGAGGAGAACTCATAGATATATACAATTCCTAACTCATCATCAAATTCTAAGCCTTTATGCTTAGAGCTTAATTTGGTGGAATCATTGCCTGGTTGATATAATCCTATAATTGTATCTCCACAGAAATAGAATTGAGTGGCATCATCATTCCAGTTGCTTACATAAGATGTTACTTCGCTTTGTGGAGTATTTGAGTACCTTGGAAGGATATTTACTACTCCTGACTCTGTGCTTTCAAGCCTGAATACTGAATGAGGGCAAGATTGATACTTCATCCTTATAGGTTCATTGCTTGTGAAGTTTGTGTAATCACTATCATTCTTGTATGAATAATACTTATTACCCATAGCAGAAGCCTTACTTTCATCAAGGAATCTAATCTGATAACTGCTCTCCCTTGCAATCATTGTATCAACATTTGCAGAGTAGAATTTTCCATCAATTTTCACAGATGAAGTTGTATCTCCCCAGTATTGTGGAGTAGAAATATTATATTCAAAGAAATTGTTAATCCATTCTGTATCAGATGAAAACAACAAATTAGATATTACCTTGTGTTTCAGAACTGCTGACCTTGAGCCATTCTCATCTCCTCTGTTATAGTCAGAATTAAGAGAGCCAGTCCTGTGCCACATATAGGTAAGGTAATTATTGTTGGTGTAATTGTTAGGCTGCTCAGGCTTGCTATTACTACCCTTCTTTATGAGTGCATCTCTGAAGTAAGAACCTGATATAATCCTGCAAGCATTTCTTGATGGATATACTGCTGTATTAACTCCATATTGTTTTTCTATAACTCCAAGAGCTTCACTGTTGTATGCAGGGGTGCTTGTGGATATAGATATATCGCTTATTGATGAGCTAAAAGGTACAGAACCCACAATCCTGAGTTTTAACCCATCTCTGCTTCCTGCTGCGAACTCAGTGTTAAACTGGATATCAGGAGAATGGAAAGTCACAATATTCTGGTCAATAAGAAATTCATCTTCACCAGTTTTTCCTTCTATTGTGTTATAGGTTATATTATCTTTATAATTAATATAGTCCGCAATAGCATCATTACATTGGATTTCTGCATTCCTATACCAGTTTCTTGGTAGAGCATGGAAATGCCTGAATTCTGCGGCAGCTTCACCTAATGAGCTTTTGTCTAACTCATTTTCATATTCAATCTCAGGATAGCTTGGCCTGAATATCCATGAAGATTGAGCATAAATATTATCGTCTTTTCTGTCCTTATAATTAAACACCGTAGGGCATAAAATACCCTGAGCTACAATCTTTCTTTCATTAGTAGGAAATACTACAACAGTTCTAACTTTCTTATATCCTAACTTCCTAAGTCTCTGTCCTATTTCAGCTTTTATGTGCCTTTTGTATTGAAGCCTCGGAATAGTAAGAATATTTCCATCTATGCTGGGCCTATTAGGTAAAACAGAAACCGAGGAATAAGAAGTGCTACCAGATTTGGGTTTATGATTTCCAGATAAATCAACATTGCCACCATCTTCTTCATCTTCCTCATCAGAATAATCAAGGAAAGCTGTTGTGGGAATAGTATAATCTTTATGTATAACCACTGGCTCTGACCACTGTCCACTCTCATGCTGGAATTGAAGTCCTAATCTATAATGTTCTCCTGCTTTGAAGTAGCTGATTTTCTGGTTGGTCAACTGGTGATAGTAGCTATAATATGTTCCTATTGAAGTCTTAGGAAGCTCTATGGACTCAAATGTAGTTGAGAGGTGGGATTCACTATCTTCAAGAAGTTGAGCCTTTATATCCTCAGGAATTGAACGCCTGATAGTTTCTATATTTCCGAGGAATAGAGTGCCATCCTTAGCTGCCATAGTAGAGGCTATAATCTGTTCTCCACCCATATACAAAAGCTGAGTAGGGTCAACAGATTCACCTGTAACACCATTATCAATATATGATACTTCAGTATCAATAGATAAGTCTGTCACTAATCTTACAGTAGGTTCTGCTCCTAATGAGCTTCTATGGATTGCATATATCCTGATAAAATCAAAATTATCCAATCCAGTCATAGTTATATTAAAACTATTGGCACATACTTCTTCTGGCTTAGAACCTCTCTCAGAATCAGAGATATAAATCTGTGGAGTAATATAGAAGATGTTGGATTCCTGTCCATACTTATTGTAATATGTAAAGGCATACTGGATTATGCCAGGAGCAAAAGTTCCGCCTAATGGTAATCTTTCTACATCAATTATTTCATCGAGTTCTAATGTTGAAACAAAATCAAAAGGAGCTGTACCAGAGTAACAATCATCATTCCCAGTGAGTTCTCTCTTGGTGATATTGATGACCCTTGGCTGGTTTCTACCATCCACCCAGTAAACCTTTTGAACTAACTCAGCTTCATGAACTCCTAAGGTTTCAATAGGATAGTCCTCATGAAAATTCAAATCTCCAGAATATAGGGTTACTTGATTTCCCTTACTGTCAATTCTTATGATTTCATCATTAGTATTTTTCACAAAGAGTACAAGGTATTCTCCTACCAGGCAATGACCTAATAGCTTATCTCCAACCTGTAAGTCAATCTTTGTATTTCCTTTCTCAGAAGTTATAGAGGTGGCTGTTCCATCTCCTCTATCTGTAACCCTGATATTTTCTGCATCCCAAAGAAAAGAAGCCTCCTGTCTTATAGGAGAGACATCTCTCTTTAATCCTTGGAATACGTGAGCTTCTTGTCCGAACATCCTAATGAATTTTAATTACTTCTTTATTACTTAAATACCTGTAACCAGTAGCATGAGCACGAGTCCTTGGAAGCATAGAGTTCATATTATTACTTATAGACTCCCATTCATCAACAGTAGGATTGAGCAGGTGATTTCTTGCTTGTTGGACTGCAAAACCATATTCAGATTGATTATTGGCTAACACTTGTCCATTGATTTTTCCTTGGTCAAACAGTATTGTAAACCTCTTATTCTTTATGTATAACTCCAAAGCTCTGGTTACTGATGGTGCATCAGGAATCATAGGAAAGCCAAATTCATCGAGAACCATAGAAGTATAGGCAACTTCAATCTCAGTTTCCTTGGTGGATAATACTATAACATTACCTTGTCTCTTATAGGTGAAATCATCACCTGAATCTCTACCATGAAAACTTGAAGTTGTATAATTATACATTCTTTGAGTTTTGGCATCTCTTACCTGAATAATGTCAACAGTATCTTCAGGAAGATATCCTATGTGGTCTTTTACCTCTATTGTGTCAATTTTATCCTCATAACAATCAGGGACACCAAGAAGCCTGATAAACTCTGCTGCATAAACTACAGCTCTTTCAAGAGTTACATCTTGAAGTAATGGGTGGTCGAGGATATTATCAAGAACCACCTTTATTGATACAAATGAATTATTCATAAAAAGGGAATGTATCTATTAAACCTTTCTTTACTAATCTCTTGATATTCAACTTAATATCTCTGTTTGGCTGAAACCTGTAGAAAGAAACATTGTTAAACTTGCACCTAAACTTATTGTAGTTTATAAGGAAAAATTCTTGAGTATTAAATTTAACAAGAGTCTTTTTCTCCATGCACCCAGGATTTTCAGCCCACAACTTTAAAGTTGTATCCCAGTCAACTGATAGATTATTAATCAGCTTTCCATCCTTATATTTAACTACTGCTGGCTTCTTCCTAATCTCTATTAGCCCAAGTCCTTGAGGTAATCTTACTGGATTTCCACTGGATAATTTGTCAGCCAAATATTGATTTAGGGTTCTGGTAATCCTATAGAATTGATGTTCGGTAATCCTTTGCCCTATTCCTGGATACCCCTCTTTCCTTATTTGCTTATAGAAATCATAAGTTCCAATAGAATTTTTAATCTTATGGTCTCTATTCTCATTTAGCTTTAGTATTCTTCTTCTAAATTCTTCCATTATTCAGAGCTTGTATCTTTTAAATATTTATCCTTCATATTCTGCCTAATGAAAGACTGGATGTCAGATAAGTCATCATCAGCATTATTAGTTGGGTCTTCCGGCTGATAGATTGCTCCGCCTAAGTATTTGACTACCAACTCCATAACAGTAGAGACCAGTGATTCTTCAAGGGGATATTCCTTATCCCAGAGGTCTTGATTGCTACCATCTAAAGCTGAGGCCTCATTAGGATTCTCGAATATAGCTGAAATTTCAACTGAATCCATATTGGCTATACCGGTATAACTCTTTAGGTAGAATCTATGCTTAGGGTCTATGGTGGCGTATTTTAAATACTTGACAAACCTGTTAGAAGCTGTATATTGGAATCTTTCAAATGGCACCAATGTTATTGATGTATTCAATCCCTTACCTACATATACTCTACCAATTGTCATTATTGTTGGAATTTCAACTGTACCCTCAGATAAGTATTCTCCTTTATGTTGGGAAACAAACTCCAATGGAACATTGATAGTCTGGTAATTACTTAGGGGCATTTGCCGCTTTACATCTGAATAACGCTGCTTTAATATTAATGCTCTTACTTTATTTGCAAGGAATAAAGCATGGTCTTCAGTTATTGCACTATCATCACTTGTGGCCTTTATTTGGTCAAGGATGATGTATATTAATTCTCTATAAGTCATAGTTATATAAATTAAAAGCCTATTGCAAAGTTATTATTAATTAATCACTTATACAATAGGCTAATCTAATTCTTTATAATAAAAAAAGGGCAGGAAAATCCCACCCTTAATTTTTAGGCTTTCTTAAATTCTGCGAGGATAGCATCAGCTACTGACTTAGTAGTAGTCAAGAAAGTCATAGTCTTCTCAGACTTCTGTACTGATACACCTTCATCAACGAAAGCATAGTGAATATCTACAGAGTAATAAGACTTATTGGGGTCTACGAGATATTCTGTTTTCATAGTATAGGGCCAATTAACCTGGCGGTATTGGTCTCCTCTTTCACCCATGCAGAAATATTCAAGGTCTGCCATCTCTTTACCATTGGGGAGTTCTTCTGCTGCACCACTGTCCTTTAGAACAATAGCCCAGTTGTGCTCACAACCATCAAAGAGCACTCTGTCACCATATACATCAAACTTAACATGAGTTACTTGACGAGTACCAAGTTCCCAAGGTTGCTCTACTTCATAGATAGCAATACCATCATAATCTCCTGTAAGAGCTGATTTCTTGGTGTCAAGAGTTACCTCAGTGTAAGCCTCACCAGAAGTAAGGTGAATCTTGAACATCGGGATTACTTCATGAGAGAGGTCTCTAAGGAGTGAGTAAGCCATCTCCACATAGAAGTCAGAAGCATCCATATTAGAGTGAGCATGAACTACACCCCATTTGATGTACTCATCTTCATCAGAGAATCCAACAAAGTTATGGATTGCAATACGCAATAGGTAATCCTGACCACTGATAGGTTTACCACTATTTACATCATCTTTGAGCTGCACCTTGAAACCCTTAGTATGATAGTTCTTAGGAGCTGAGCTTACTGCTGAGATAATATGGTTCTTGGGAACAAGGTCAGTCCTAATAAGACCACCCTTACCTACATACTTGAAGAATATCTCATTCTCCAAAGTTTTGTGGGCTGAGCAAGAGCCTACTGCATCTGCGTTAGTTACTGCTTTAGCTGCCACTTTATCCACTACATAAAGCTGGCGATTTTGGTTGACTGAAAAACAAGCCATAATTTATAATAGGTTAAGTTAATATTATTGTCCAACTCCCTTACTTTGGAGAGCCAGACGTACTGCAAGGTCTATTATTTTCCTTTGCAGTATTTCATTTAATTCACATTCTGAAACTGTTGACACACCCTCAATTTCCAAATCTCCTATATTTTGTAGAACAATAGGTTGAGGCCTACGGATATACTTGATATTGTATTTCTCAGGCTTTCTGCTGTAATGTAATACAATTTGGTTATCTATATCCTCTTTTATTAATCTTCGCGAATTTGGGCCTCTAAATGGATTATTCAGTATCTTGAACAGGTGGTCTTGTTTAATAGGAACTACTATGGCTCTTTTACCATCCACCATAGCATCTTCCTCAACTACAAACATTAGGTCATCAGGATAAGATGCAACCACTGTATCATCTTCATCCTTTAGGCTTAAAGTTTCCTCTACTGTAATAGCCCTGAGGTATTGCCTTAATTCCTCGCTGCCCTCATAAGGAGTTCCATTGAGGTTTCCAGTATAGGCTGCAATCACAATCTGCTCCTGAGCCTTTGTAAGGAATACTGACTTCTCATATTCATTGAAGTAACCCCAGTTAGCTGGAGATGATGCTGCTGACTGAGCTAATACATCAAACTCATTACTGATTTCATTAACTGTCATAATTAACTACCTTGAGATAATACACCTATGTCAGTTTGGCTTACTGAACCTGCTGCCAACTGAGCTTGCAAATCTCCCTTATAAGCAAGTGAAGCTAACTCCACTGCCCTTTGTAAAACCTCATTATGGATTTCCTCTGGGAGTTCACATTCTGATTTTTCCGATTGGCCATCAATGCTGTAATCTTCTTCCAAGTCCTCAAGGATAATAGGCTGAGGTCTTTTGATGTACCTGATTTTATAATACATATTTTCCTCTCCGCCAATAAGCTCTACAAGAGGAGCAAAATCAAGTTGCTCTGTAAGCAATCTCCATACTATATTCTTAGGAGGATAAGGATAAGGCTTTTGCATCAGAGTGTCATACTGCTCGGAAGTAATAGGTAGAACTGTATATATCTTTTTGCCCTGGCATTGCTCATTGACAATGATAAATACATCCTCAGGAATCATATAAGCCTGACTTCTTGTGTCAAAAGATAGTCTTACAGGGTTTGTATTCCTTGCGCCTAATGCAGTTTTATAGAGAGTAGAGAAATCAATCTGTCTCTTTGGACTCTCATCTAAACCCTGCTGAACCTTGTTAGACCTTGGATTAGCATAGTGTTTGATAATTTGATACTGAGCCTTGGTTAAGAATACTGATTTCTCGTACTCATTTAACCCAGGAGCTTGGTTTGAGGTAATGTTATTATACAGTACATCAAATTCATTACTAAATTCCTGGAGATTCATATTTTATTATTTTTGAAGTTTAGCTTGAATAGCAAACAGGACATCCTGGTGTACTGGATTAGCCAAATACTTAGCTGCAATAGTCATAGTAGGTTCTTCATTCCTCTCGCACAATGCTGAGTTGTCAGCCCTAAGATAGTAGTAACCACTTCTGTTTGATACAATATTTTCCTCCACAGCTTTCTTCAGGAGCAACTTGAAGTCAAAGTATTTATCAGTGATAACAGATACAAAGGTCTTACTATTAGCCTGAATAAGCTCGTTAACCTTAGTCTGCAAGAACTCAAGTTTGTTATTAGCTGATGTAGGTCTGCCATCCATAGTTTCAATGATAAAGCGAAGTTTGTCAACATCTGTATTGATTTTACCAAACTCCATGTATGCTTGCATAGTGGATGACATATTGTTTTTAGCAATATTAGTTTCCTCATCTGCATCAACAATCACAAACTGATAGCTGGCTTTAGGCATATCATGTAAAGCTGTTAGAGAGGGAGCTATGAGGTTTGTATTGGCAAGTAGGATTTTATACTTAATGAAATCCTCAGGCTTTGAGAGGTCAAGAATAACATCTTGCTTGGTAAGTCTCACCTGATTAATATTGCCATCCCTATCATCATCCCAGAAGTTGTTTTCAATGGCATAGGGGTTGAGAGCATTGAAAGGAAGATTAAGAGCTGATTCAATACACTCTCTTTCTTCATCTGTCATAATGCTGACATACCTGCCTGAGGGTGACATAGGTACAGTGAATACTCTGACTGCATTCTCTGCCATACCTCCATATAGCACATGCTTGGGATTAGAAACCAATCCTGTTTGTTTGTTAATGTGGCGAACTTTAACTTTCTTGTTTCTCAGGCAGTTGATAGGAGTTCTGTATTCCTGAGTAGGTTGGAAAGTTTGTTCAACCTTTTTCTTTTTCTGCTTTGGAATCTCAGTTGCAGTAGTAACTACAGGAGAGTCATCAATAGCATCAATATTAATATCTTCCATGTTTAGGCTTTTAAAATGATTAAAATAAAAAAAGGGAAGTAGGAGTTTCCTACTCCCCCTTATTTGAATTATTATCCCTGGAGAATAGAAGGAATAATAGACATTGTTCTTGTTGGGTCAAGTACACAAATACCGAGTGTTGCCATTCTGTGGAATACAGCAGAATCTTCATCAAATGACATTTGGTCATTGTCCATAGCACCAGTGAATGGATTTCTCAACCCCCATTGGTAGCCTCGGTATTCACTCTTACCCTTAACCTCACACTTGAAGATATTCGGTTGGTCCATTGTACCAATGTCCATAATATCATATCTGTATGAGAATGCAGGGCCTCCATCAGGATGTTGAATTTTATTTCTTATTGGGTCATCGTAATATGGGTCGACCTCAACTTTTACTCGAACACCATTAGGTGCCATATATTCAACAAACTGGAATCCTGCTGTAAGAGCATTAGGACTAAGTTCAGAAGAAGTGCGTGATACAACCTTGAGGGCATCACCATTAAGAGTGAACTGAGTCCAACCATTTACTTCCTGCATAACAGCTTTATGGAACTGGATTGCCAAAATATGTTATCCCTAAGGCTCTTTATCCTTAGGTTCTTACAATTTGTCATCTTGTAAGTTCAGAGTACATTTTCATCTTCAGCTTTACCTGCTAAGATGTCGGACACTCTTGGAGATATTATATCTTTATGTCTTGCGACCATCCTCTTGATGCTTGATTTGTCTACATTGAAATGCTTTGCTAACATAGAAATAGAGTACCCATCAGCTTTGAGCCTAATTAATTCATCTATTTTTATTTTAGCTTTGCTATTAAATCCACCTTTATTATATCTTTTCTTTATGCCATCTTCAGCTAAAATATTGTATACCACTGTAAGACTTATCTTAAAATGTTCTGCTATATTCAAAGGACTAATGCCATTTAGGTAATCTTCGGAAACTCTATTTCTAACAACTTGGCTTATTCTATGAAAATCTCTATTGTTAGTTTTCTTCTTATTGCCTTCTTTTGTGTTGTATCCATTTGATACAGAATCATATAAAGAGATATAATAAACTTCTCTTGCATCAAGATTGGGATAAGGGATATCCTTTTCTAAAACATCAACACTGAAACATTCTTCACCATATTCCTCTATGGCATTCTTCAATTTAGTACAGGTGCTCCATTTTGAAAAATGACTCCTTATTCTTTCTTGAAGATTTTGTATTGTTTTACCTATGTAAACCATACCTGTTTCATGATTTGTTATTTTGTAAATAATTCCTTTATCCATAAAATTCAATCTCTACTCGTTACAATGTTAATAACTTCTTAAAGTTACTAATTATCTCGGTATTATCCAAATTAATTTTGAAGGACTTCACCGATTTTGCCCGATTATTTGTTCCTATAATTTCTTATAGGTGAGGCGCAATGCTTGAATATCAAGCAGCTAATTCACCTCGCTCACCAGTCTTCAAAAGGAAGTATCTGTCACCCATAGAAAGCTTAGAGATTGAAAGCTCAAGGAGAGCGCGTTCAATAAGCTTAATTGAGAACTTATTATAGTAATGAACATTTGAAACTTCCATCTGCTCAAAGAGACCAGCACCCATGCGGATTTCTTCACCAGATTTACCAATGTTCATATATTCGCCATTCTTATTTCTGTTTGAACGACCAAAAGCAAGGATGTTATTCTTGTATTCAGAGAATGTATTTTCAACTTCCCAGTCTGCGTAGTGCATCCAAGTATTAGCTACAGAAGTCTGCTTAACACCAGAAGTAGTTTCTGACATAATAGGAAGACCTACTGCCAACTTCTTGTTGAGCATATCACCAGGAACTTTATGCTGAATACGAATGTAAGACCACTCATTCCTCATTGCAATAGGAGAACTAAATCTTACATCACCAACTTTCCTTGAGAGGCTGCGCTCTATGGGAGCATATTCATAGCTGAATTTCTCACCTGCTTGTAGGCGTTCAGCGGGAATACCATCAGTATTACCACCCATAAGTTCCACCTTGTAACAAGCATGGGTTCCCTCCATGCGAGCATTGCCAAGGATTCTCATAGGATAAACCTCATTGAGATTACCTACGATTACTTCACCATCAGCAAACCAATCTTCATCAAATACAAGATAGAAAGGAGCTGTTCCTGCGCCAATCATACCTGCTGTTTCTGTAACTACATTACCTTCTTCATCTCTTGCTTCTACCAAGGGAATATTGCGTCTATTTGAACCTGTAACTTCCCAGTAGATTTCTGAATCATCATCAAACTGCTTAGTAGCAAACTGCGAAAGGAAGGTATCCAAAGTCTTACCTTTATTCCAAGCCAGAAGATTAACCATGACATTGGTTGCCTTCTGGGGAGCTTGCCTAAAGATAGAACCAAGGTGGTTAGCCTTAGTTAGACCCTTCCAGTGCTGAAAGCCAAGCATTTGGTACTTTCTTAGCTGTCCTGCCATAAATAATTAATTTATAAGGTTAAAATAAGTTTTAGAAATCAAACTTCCACCCTTTACTCAGGAAAGAGTTAGGGTCTCCTCCATTAGCAAAGTTCAAAGTGCCATCTGAATTTCTGTTAGTATTATTAAGAGTGTTTTCCAATTCAGCCAAACCCTTCTTAACTTCCTTTCTTACTTTACCCTTAGTAAATCCATCAAGGTTTTTGAAACCATCAGTCAGCGTAAAAATAATTCCAAGGTTTTTCACAAAGTCAACCTTGTTCTCAAGCTCATACCTCTGTAGAGCTGTATAGCTTCTCCCTGTCTTAGGGTCTCTGTAAGTGGGTTTGGAAATATTGTCCACTATCCTTTGACGAGTGTTTTTGTCAATTTCATAATCACCAAATAATTCCTTATCTTCAAGGATTGATTTTTTAAGCTTGGCAACAGAGTCGTCAATCTCTTTTTGCTTCTCATTCTTCTGCTTCTCAGCATCCTCAATCAATTTGTCATACTGAGTCTTAAAGAAGTCTTTATTGCTTTCCAAAGCCTCTTTAGCATCTTCTATATCAGTTCCTGCATTAAGAGATTTCTTAACCTCTTTCTGGGCTTTCTCCTGAGAGAATCCTCGGTTAATGTAGTCCTGATAGATTAATTGCTTTCTGAGGTTCTCACCCTGCTCATCTTCTTTTGAGATAAGCTCCTCGGTGATATTGTTAAGCTGGTATAGTGTATTCTCGTAGTTAGTAATATCATCAGGCTCTACACCAACACCCAAAGCTTTATTAATTCTTTTCTGTGTTTCATCAAGCCCTTCTTGAATCTTATCTTCAATCAGCTTCTTAAAAGCCTCTGCCGAATTAGTCCCTTTAATTACTTCCTCATTGAGTTCAGAGAAAACCCCCTCATCTACAAGAGCCTGAGTAATGGAAGAGAAAATGCTGTTGTTGTTTGAACTTGTAGAATCGGGGGTTTTAATTTCTTTATCGTTCTTAGGTTCTTCAACAGTGTTGCCACCATCAAACAAGGTGTCAACATTTACTTCTTCTTCCTTGGGTTCTTGTTTTTCATTAGGCTCATCCTGTTTCTCCTCAGGTGGTTCAGCCTGTTTATCTACAAACAGGTTTTCAATATCCATGTCTGTAAGAATGTTGTCTACTGTTAGTTCATCCATATACTCAGTTTTTAATATTTGCAAGTGCAAAGATAACTTAAAAGGTTCACTTAGACAACTGCATAAATCCTGTATTTATATACAATAAAGTAAACCACTTGTAAAAGAAAGGGGGAACAATCCCTTGCTCCCCCAACCAATCACCCTTTAAAATACCTATACACTTTTGAACTATGCAAGTAATCTTCATCCCTGAACCAGAAGGAAACAGCAGATTCGATTACATACTTTTTAATATCTTCATATGAATTAGCTTTAAACCAATCGAAGAACATATTGCAATAATCATGGCACTGTGCATTGATTGCTATATAAACTTCAGGAATGGTTGCTGTATTAGTAGCCAATCCATATTTTATATATACTTCTTTTGCGCAATCCATACTGTAGATTTCCCCAGTGTACCTTGTTCCTCTTGTTCTATGCCACATACCTCTAACGATATTTCTGGCTTCTTGTTCATCCGTTATTCCTTGATTTTGTTTTGCTCTTGTACTTTTACCATTTGTCATTATATCTTCCACAAGCTCCTTTACTGGGTCATAGAGGTTGTGGTCTTTTAGTGCTGTTATTAAATCACACATACTTATAGATTTTTAAGTATTCGTTTAACTGCATTAATTTCCTCAGTTCCAAAACTTGCGACCTTTTGGGTGAATGGAATAGGGACTTTAATACTGCCACTGCCAAACTCAATATCCCCCAAACTTCCTGCTGGAATTGTGAAAGGCTTAGAGTTTATGGCATTGGCAAAAATTTCATCCACCAGGCTATTAAAGTCCACCATTCCTTTTTCATCGGCAAGTAATTCACAATACTTGGTTACTTTGCCCATGCTGTTTTTCACCACTCTGCTAATCATAGGTTTAGCAAGGTTTACAATTGGAAAATCTTTAGCCAGAGTATCAACAAGATAACCTGCACCCTTTTCCATTCTTATTGAAATTTCATCTGTTGTAATCATACGTTATTCTTTAAAAAATCTTCATAAGTTGAATTAGGATTGTTCTTAGCATAATCTTTAAACTTCAGGAACAACTCCATCTCCTTTCTTGCATCTGTCATTATCTGAGTCTTGAGTTCTTTAGTTAAGGCTAAATGAGACTCCAATAATTTCTTGCCATTCTCCGAAGTCTCAATTTTATTCTTGACTAAGTTCATAAGCTCTTGTTGGACTAAGGTCTGTATATTACTATACGAAGTTTGGTATTCACTATTGGAATTTAACCTTGCCATCTGTTCGCTTGTCATGGTTTCAAGCTCTTGGTCTAATGAAGTCCACAATGACTTCTTCTGAGCCTCAGGAGCTTGTATAGAGGATTGTTGTAGTTCCTGAAGTCTTGCCCTATAAGCATTTAACTGCCTAATTTGTGAGTCCAAAGATTCCACTGAAAGACCAGCAGTATCAGGGCTGCCACCCAGGTATATATTGTTGTACATAGTCTAAAGTTTAAGTATTAGTAATCACCTTTATTTATTTTGATTCTTCCTGAATCAAGGTCTGATTTTGCGCAATACAAATCCCTGTTAAAAGGATTCCAGTAAGTCAAGTTAGTAGGACAAGGACTATAAGCTGCATAATACTTATTAGTTTTGTCATTCCACTTGCTATTCTCAAGATGTTGCCCACCAGTATAATCATTATAAACCAGTGTAGCACCATAAGGATTCTGATGTATCTTAAATCCACTTGAGTTAACCCATGCCTCAAATTCTCCTGTGCTATCCTTTTTCTTGAGGTATTCAAGAGCTGCATTAGCCTGAGTTACATAAGGAGCTATCATTGTTGGAACTCTGTTGTATTTCCAATCAATCATATCCTTAGCCATATTCTTGAGAGCTTTAACGAATCCTGCTCCAGCAGATGATTCTGGTACCCAGTAGCTATAAGTATCTCCTGAAGTCAGGTTGTTGGTTACAATTGCTACAGTAGCATTAGCACCTCCTGAGCCATCTCTTATATCATAATACTTTTTAGGTACTGACATAGCCTTGCATTGGTCTATGAGGTACTTACTGGTTACAGAAGCTCCTGAGCGAACATTGGCTGCTGCATTAATCAAAGTATTGTAATAAGCCTTCCATAGATTCTCATAATCTGTCATAGAGCCAGCTTGAGAAGTGAATGTTCCATCATTCCATAAAGAAGGGAATACATAGTCAGGCAACTTCATCCTAAATCTCATACCACAAACTGAGCCATCATATAAGCCATCATATTTAAGCCAGGAAGAAGCTAAACAGTTGTAGTAGGTCTTACAATCATCAAACCAACCATAGTGTCCATGAGGAGCATAACACCAAAGAGGATTAGCCTCATTGTAGGCAAACTTCCAAGTTCCAAATGTACCACTGACTGCCTTGATTAATTTCTCAAGATATGCAGTCTGGAGATCTGTAGCTGTCTTAGTTGTATCTGTACCAGCGCTATCAACTGTATTACCATCAATAGTTGTCTGCGTAGAATAAGTAGTATCAGCCTTTGCGGTCTTGAAAGCACTAACAGCGGCATTATGTTTTTCCCTGAGAGCCATAGCCTGATTGAAAACCTTATTGTAGGCATTATCAAGCTGCTGGAAATAAGTAAAGTATCTCCAATTCTGCTCAGTGATAAAGTTAACTAAATCCTGCCTGTTGTTGAATTTAATGAGCTTAGTCTCACACCATGAGGGTTCTAATGAAGTCTGCCTTGAATAAAAGTGTGAGCCATCATTAGCCACTACTGAGTTTTCAAGATTCCTGTATATTGTATTAACTTCTGCTGCGTATGTATTAGCCATAATATTTCATTTTAAAATTAATACTCATCTGCGCCAACCTTAATAGAACCACTAAGAATATCAGACTTGAATATACATAAGTCCTTATTGAACCTACAGCTATACTGCAAGAAATTATCAGTCCAAGTATCATCTGACCAATTGTAGTAGTCATTGAATACATAGGTCATACCCCAAGGTTCATCAATGATATCGCAATTATTTTCCTTGATGAATTTAGCCACACTTCCATCAGTGTCATACTTAGATAAAGCCCAAGTAAGAATGGTCTGAGCATCATTATACAAGCGAGAAATCAATCTGTAATAGCTTGAGAAGTCAGCCTTATTCTGCCTGAACATTCTTGCATACTGGTAGCTCTGAGTTCCTGCATTTGAGGGAGCTGTATTAGGCCCTACAAGATACCACTCAGTCTGATGCCACCTCTTGAAAATTACAATTGACGAGAATCCATAGACAGCATTTGTTGAACCAGTAGCAAAGTATGTAGCCTGATTTGTTGTAGCATTCTTTCCATAGGTAACTGTACATGGACTACCATTAGATGCTGCTGTTGGTGCATAATCTGGGTCAGGTATATTTACATAAGTATATTGAGCTGACTGTAAGTTGGCTGCATAGATTGCACTTTCTGCATTAGAGCCACTTGTAACAACACTTGAAGGTTGTGAAGTTTGGCCAGTCCACCTTGTATTCCTTCTTGTAGTGGATTTAGCTAAAGAGTCTGAACTCATGTTAAGTGTGCCAGAAGTAGCATTCAACCCTGAACCATCAGGCTTAGAAGCTACACCAGTGGTATTGTCTGTACCATCCTTCTTCTTTGTTCCCAAGCAATAAGGAGAAAGCGTCATACCTGTTTTTGCTTTCCATCCTGCCTTAGCTGCATTGAGGTTGTCATAGAAATACTGCTCAAATGTAATAAGACCGTCAGGGGTTACTGCTGTATATGCACTTAAACCATCATACCTTTCAAGAAGCTCAGCAAGAGTATCAATGTTGGCACTCTTTAGATAGCTGTCATCTGCTGGGGTTGCAGTATTACTACTTGCTGATTTCTGTTGAGCGAGCAATGCAGGAGTAGAATACATTGTGGTATTATTGTTGTAATTATACCAAGAATAGCAAATCCATGAGGCATCCTCAGTAGTAGTATCAGTTATTGTAGCCTGTGTAGCCTTAGGCATCTGATTATATTTGAAATCAGCCATAAACTTAGCACAGGTTTCTTGACCTGAATAATAGGTTTCACTATTATTGGTTGCATGGTCAAGATACTGAGTCTCAAGGTCTAAGTCATATTCTCTATCCCAAGATGTTGTGTCATAGTATTTCTTGGGAACAGATGGTATGATGACTTCCTTAAATTGCTTTATTATTGCATTAGCTCCTCTTAGGGTTGCTATCTGGCAGATGTTCTTATAATATGCCACCCACTTATTCATCAAGGTAGTCAATGGTGCCATTGAGTTCATCATGGTATCATTGTAGTTAGCCTGCTGAAGCATTGCATAATTGGGGCCTTTGCTGCTATCTGTATACCACTGCCAACCTCTATCAAGAACTCCCTTAGAACTCCATGTATAATTATTGGTGTCCCAAGGAGTGAGATACCAGTCAGTTGTTGTAGTTGTTGTAGAACTCTGAGTAGTACCTTGACTTGAGGAGGTTGTAGTAGTTACTGTTGTTGTAGTAGTGCCTGGCTCAACTCCTGAGGCTATAGCATTTTGGGCTGTGGTTTTCTCAGAGTCAGAAATCAACAACTGAGTATACTGAGTCCAAGGAGTTCCCCATGAGGGAGATATCCACCATACAATGCCCTTCCAAAGCCCATTATCAACATTCTTATCTGTGCCCCAGTAAACTATATCGTTAACCCTATTAGTATTTGCAAGATGCCTTACAACGCCAGCAGAGTTGTATATGAAGTCAGAATAAGAACCAGTACAAACTCCTGCATAGAGCTTAACCATATTCCACTTTTTAGTGGTGTCTGTATTTGCTGAGTTCTTTTTATCAAGCAGGGTTTGCAGCTTCTTGTTAATTACATCAGCCTGAGTTTGGAGCTTGGTCTTATAGTCAGTGAACTTACTTACCAGACTTTGAGCATAAGTGGTTGCATCAGCTTTAGTAGCAAATGACTTCGTAGGTGTAGAACTATATCTTTCAGGATACATCTCTGTAAAATGATATCCCTCAAGAATAGTATCAATGTTATTTATTACAGTACTAAATGTATTTGCCATAATCTAAAGTTTTAAGGTGTGCTTGAGCCACTTGTAGTGGTAGTTGCTGGAGTTGAAGTAGTGTCAGTAGCTACATCAGTAACATAGAATACATAATTCTCAAGGAAGTTTGTATCGTTATTGGTTATAGCATCCTGAACTTTGGAGTAGTAATTGTTGAAAGCCTCATACCAGTTGGTAATCAATTGTGATACATCTGTGATAACATATTGCCCTAAGTTATCTTCGAGCATACCAGAAGCCTTGCCCTTAGAGAAACCATCAACAGCAGTAGCTAATACTGCATCAGTATTGAAAGCACTGGGAGCAGTTATATTATTACCTGTAACATTTCTGCCATCCTCAATATTGTAGGTTGGCTTAATGCCTGCGGTTGAGCCTGTGGTAGAAGTTTGGTTTGCTATCACAGGAGTATAAACTATTGCCATAATATTTTAAGTTTTAAATTTAATCAAAATAAAAAAGGTAGAGGTGCAATGGCACCCCTACCCAATCATCTACTCAATTTCTTACACTACTGGAGGAGCAGGAAGAATCGGAGTAGTCAAACCAGCCAAGGGGTTGAAGGTTGACTTAGAAGTAGAAGCAGTTGTACTAACAGTTACAGAAGCAATACTAACTGGATAGAAAGTATTGTTCACATAACCTACGATAGTATTGTCTGCAAACTGACGTCTTTCAGCCTCCATAGCAAGTGCAGCTTGTGACTGTGCAGCTACACCGCCAATTTGCATTTCAAGCACCTTTGCTCTCCAAGGTTCAATAGCTGCATCAACAGCTTGCTTGGTTTCAAGGGCAGAAATACGAGCGAGGAGAGCATCTTTCTCATCCCTCTGATTCTTGTAAAGAGCGAAAGAAGAATCAACAATCTTGTTGTTCAACTGCTCATACATTGACTGAATCTCACGAATGTTAGAAATTTGTCCCTGATAATACTGCTTGGTGATATCTACATAGTCAGCATTTTCCTTTTCAGCTACAGCAGCTATACCACCACCGCCAAATAGGCCACTGCCACCACCAAGAGCCAATAGGCCACCCAACGCAGTGCCGATAATACCTGTGGTAAGAGCGGCGTTTCCTTTTGAGTTGCTGGCATACTTTTTGTTATCTTCAATTTCCATAACAAATAAATTAGAAGTGAATTAGATTATAGGTCTCAGATTTGTAAGCTTACTGTGCAAAGTTATAAACTTTATTTTTAAAAACCTATCATTGCTAATTACACGAAAAACCCCCAGCTATCATATTGATAACCAGGGGTTAGTATATAGTAATGTTTTACTATAAGGATGCGTACTCTTTGGTAGCATCAAAACAGGGGCAATCTTTTTGGGCAAAATCTCTATGTCCATAAATCTTTGCCTTAGGATACCTGCTCTTTAGCTCTTTCAACAATTCAGTTAACGCTGTCTTCTGAGCCTCTGTTCTTGTGTCTTTGGAAGTTTTAGCATCTTTAGCCAGTCCACCTATATAGCAAATTCCTATAGAAATAGAATTATGATTCAGGCAATGTGCGCCAACCTCATCTTCATCTCTGCCTTTGTGAACACTTCCATCTAAATAAATAACATAATGATAGCCGATGGTTTTGAATCCTCTTGCTAAATGCCATTTTGTTATTTCAGCTACATCGACATTTCTGCCTTCTGGAGTAGCTGAGCAATGTACTATTATTTCCTTGATGTCTCTCATGGGTTAGGATTTATAAGATTTTCTATATTTATCCAAATCCTTTTTGTACCATCTGAGTTCTTTGAAGCCTTGTACATGAGTTCCCTTTGGGAGCTTACCCTCTCTAACCTGATTATCAAAGGAAGCTCTACTCATATTCAGGTAGGTGTAAGCCTGATATTTGCTCATACCCTCCTGATTGTTTGAGTATTTCCTAAGCAACTCTATAACCTCCTCTGCTTCAAACTCTGTTATGTTGGAATTTCCAGCATCTATATCATCAACTATTTTGCCTAATAAATTTCTTATTACTTTTATCATATCCAAATAATAAATAAATGAGCAGGGTAAAAGTAGAAAGAAGTAATCCTATGAAATATGGATGCACATTTAATTCCATCACATTCCTGAAAAAGTTTCCGAATAAATTATAAATGTCAATCAGTATAATGTAGTATAGTCCTACTCTATGAACCCAACAGTATTTGAATAATAGTGAAAGGTACATTATTCCCAGGACTGTAAAGAGTGAGGGGTCTATTATTCCGTAGATAGCAGAACTCTCAACTCCTATGAATCTAAGAATAACCTTAAAGAACGTAAGCACAGCTAATAAGCAAGGAGCATACTTTAGAAGTATCAAGAAAACTTTATACTGCCTATTACTAATCCTATAGTTATTCATATGAAAAAAACTACTCTACCTTAGTCTGATTTCTTTTTCTTAGTATTCTTCTTTGGCTTTACCTCTACTGGTAATACGTTAATAGAAAGGATTTCATCGAGCTTATCTCTAAGTGCTTGATTTTCAAGCCTCAAAGATTGGTTCTCATCTTTGATATTTTGGTTTTCCTGTTTCAGCTTCTCAGTGTTTTCCACTACCTGCTTCAACTCTCTAACCTGTTGCTCAAGTAATTCAACCTTATGTGCAAGCCCCTCATTTTGGTCCATAAAGGTGGTAATGCGGGATTGCTGGTCATCACTCAGCTCTTTGTAGAAGTCCAGTGAATCGTGCATATTTTTGATATTGCTGTTCTCCACTTCACTTGTGTACTTCTTTTTGGTAATCATATGGGTTAGCCATGCTACTATGACTCCCACGACGCCTGTAATTAAAGCCTCAAACATACGTCATTGTTTTCTAATAGTGTTAATAATCTTTTTAATAAAAGACCCCACATTAAATAAACAGCACAATAATCCAATTAAGGAAGCACCGCCTATCCACAATAGAATCTTTTGCCACCAATATAATACATTCACCTCCTTTGTTATAGTCTCTGTTGTCCTAACTTCCACAGGTACTTGAATACTGTCAGTCTGGGTTATGGTGTCAACCCTAACCTTGTATTTCCAGACCTCTTTTTCCCTGTAAATGAAAGTTGTGTCATTCCTGGTGTACCTATCCACACTATCTCTTTGAGCAATGCTGTCATAGTTATAGCTATAAACATACTCTTTTTTGATTACCTCCACAGGTACAGGTACCTCAGTTTCAATAGTTCTTGTTATTGTCCTACAAGAACCCATTACACATATAAGTGAAATGGAAAGAATTAATTTAAGAATATTCATACCAATTTTTAATCTCATTAAGATTCTCAGTAGTAGAAGTAATCTCAGACTGCAACTTCTCAAGTGAATCACTCAAGGTAGTTGTATCTTCTGAATAATCATCAAGCTCCTCCTGCATCTTTGAGATTGTGGCATTCATATTGTTTAGTGAATCACCGATTGAGGTCACATTCTTGTTGACCTTCTTAATTTGAGCATCAGTGTAATCATAGGCTGCTTGCATATCACCAGTAACAGTACCATCCCCAGTTCCTGCTATTGTTACCCAGCCGCCATTCCAATATTTGAATACACCATTGTGAAGCCACAATACATTCTTATTCTTTGGCTCGAAATTACTTCTTTCAATATAGTCTATTCTCATAATATTATTGTTTAATTAAAAAATCTTTGCCTCCAAATCTGGTAAGACTCAAAGGCAAAGATAGTTAGAAAAATCTTCAAAAGCAATATTATAAATATTTCACTTTAGTTACAACAAAGTTTTAATTTGTTTCATCGAAATCTGAAGTTCCATCGAAATACTTATAGTTGCCTGAATCTATATCTGTCCTCAATGCTGGATTCTTGAATGTCACATAACCCTTAGCATAGCCACTGAATACTCCAGTATCCTTTCCTTCTTCAATTTTGTTTTTATCAAAGACTGTATCAAAGGTTATATACTGCTTATTGATGACACCTGGAGTACCTGTTCCACTTGAACCTCTTACTGCAAAACATCCTGCAAGAGAATATATTGAGATTCCCCTGAAGATAGGCCCAACATAAGCTGAGGTTTTATCAGTAGTATTGTACATACAGCTTCCAAAAGCATTAGCAACACTCAATGCTTTCTTGGAGTTAGCTCCTGCGCTAAATACATCAAGAGTAATATTATAATTGAACACATTATTATACCAACAACTCTCAAGGTTAGTAAGATTAGCTGTATACTTAAAGAAGCTCTTTGGAATCAGGAAGTATTGTGACTCATATGTATAGCCTGAAATCAGAGTACAACCATTAAACATATTTGAAATAGTTGTAACACTTGTTACAGGTTTGAGCATATAGGGGCAAATTCTGCCTTTCAATCCTAAGTATAGATAATCAGATGTATCAGAAGTTAAGCTACTGTAATTGACTACCGCTCTATTACTATTGAATA